ATATTGTACTACAATGGCATCAAAGCTATGTCTACGGGATCGTCAGGCATAGACGTGTACGACACATCCGGCAACGATCCATACATCAATTTCTATACAGATGCCGATGTTCAAGTTGGTTCGATCCTATGTGATGTCAACCACATGTACGTAAGAGGTAGGAATCACGGAGGACACGTTTTTATCCAAGGTGAGAATACAGCAGCCGGTTCCGTAACGACTTGCATTGATGCTGATCCTGATGCCCAGGTTACACTGTATTATGCAGGTGACCTTGCCTTTGCAACAAGAGCAAACGGAGCAAGTGTCTACTCTGTAGATTCTGCTGACACATATTTTTACATCAGAGATGACGGTGGAAATTCACTCGGCACTATAATAGGAACAGGGACAGACTTCTACATTAGAGGTCAGAACCACGGAGCCAATCTCAGACTACAGCAGGAAGATGCTTCTGGAAGCACCCAGAATATCCTTAACGGTGATCCAGACGGTGCTGTCTTAATATACTATGACGGAGTTAAGTCTTTTGAAACTACAGCTTCCGGAGCAAATATCCAAGATACCTCTGGTGCAACACCGTCCTTATTGTTTAAGAATGATGCTGGCACGAGCCTGTACAGAATAGCAGGATCTGCAACTACGATGACATTAGATCAGTGGAGTGGTTCTGCTTGGGAGACAGCTATCTTATGCAATTTAAATGGTAAAGTAGAGCTGAACTACAACGACATCAAAGCACTTCAGACAGATGCCACAGGCATATCTATTTACGATACATCCGGAGCTATCACAAGTATATTCTTTAGAGACGATGCCGACAATGTTTTGAGCAGAATAATAGCACAAGCAACATCTACTCAAATAAGACTTGGTGCTGGTGACGAGGTTGCTATCAATGCAGTCTTGAACGGTAGAGTTGATCTGTATTATAATAACGTGGTAAAAGTTTCCACCCATGATGAGGGTATCACAGTAGACAGTGTGCTCAAGATACTTGAAAGAGCAACAGATCCTACGGCACCCTCAGAAGGTGAGACAGTAATATGGATGTCCGACGGTACTGGTAAAGGTGATGACGGAGACGTAATGATTGCTGGCACGGCTGGTGGAACAACAACTTACACGACCTTATTTGATCACTCAGCTGGATCAGCCTGGTAATACTAACCCTTTAAAATAATGGAAGGATTATTAAAAATGGAAGAACTGAAAAAAATAGTTGCTGCTATATTAGGAGAATTTGTCAAAGTCGAACAAGGAAATCGTATAACGTCGAACAACATGACTGGGCTGCAGATGCAGCTATTTATGGCCCTCGACGGAAAAGTGACAATCCAGGCTCCTGAAGAAACAGAGTAATAGTAATTAAATTTAAACACAAAAAGGATATTTACAGATGGCATTACGACCTATATATTCACCAGAAGAAGAAGTGGCCCGAATTGAACGGAGAGCTTTAAACAGAGCTATCCAGGCTTTTGTGAGAGCACTCACAAATAGAATTAAAGATGCTGTTACTAACAGTTCAATACCAACGTGGTACGATGCTGATAGTGTGGCACAACTACAAACTATGCACGACAACTTGTGTGCCAAGGCTACTAAGACTCCTCAGAATCTTTTGGACATAGCAGGCTTGAGCATGCTACTCTTAAATTTTGAGGATGACGTATAATGAAAATAGAATTTGAATCAGGCAAGATCACGATACAGGCCGGTGCTTCTGACTGGGGTCCGTTCACATTTGACTTCGAGGATGGAATGCCAGCAGGCAGAACGGTTGCCTCCTGTGTCGTAACATCTTGGCTCGGACGGGTCAAGCCGACTGACTCTGACACGTACACTGCCGACTTCACGGAATCAACATCAGAGTTAATCCACGACAACAGTATGTCAAGTGACTACGTTGCTGCCGTTTATTTCACCCGGCCAACAACAGCTGCTTTCATAAATGCAAAACACTCACTCGTTTTTACTTTCACCTTGGATGCTGCAGGTGGAGGTGGAGTGCACTCTGCATTCTTTTATAACGTAAACGTAATCTAAACTCGACGATGGAAGGATCGAACGATGGCACATGATGATTTTAGTTTTGAATACATAGCAAACAACACGTTTGCCCAGGTACACCAAACAGAGGCTAAGTATCTGTTTATACGAGGATCAGTTGGATCAGGTAAATCCTCTGGTTGTATTCTGCATTGCTTCTTGAATGCATTAGAGCAGCCCCCCGGACTCGATGGAGTCAGGAGATCTAAGTATGCAGTCCTACGAGCTTCGTACCCAAACTTAAAATCAACTACCATCGATTCGTGGATCAATGACTGGTTTGGTCCTCTCATCAATGTCGTATACGATATACCCATCCGTGGTGAGATCATTATGGATCACCCGGATGGTATAACAACTATCGAAATGAAACTCGTGTTCCTGGCTCTTGACAGGGAGGAAGATGTTAACAAACTTCAGTCCCTGCAGCTGACCGGTGCACACCTTAACGAGACTGCCGAGATACCACGGGGTGTCCATCAGATGTTGAAGTCTCGTATCAACAGGTACCCGAAGCTTAGAACTCTCGACTACATACACCCGGACTTCCGGGAACAATACAGACCGTACCTAAATAAGTACGGTAAGCTCGGTGCCTTCAAACCATTCATCATATGTGATTACAACTCTGTGCCTACTGAGCACTGGCTATACAAGATAGCTGAGGAGGAGAAACCGGACAAGCATATGTTTTGGACTCAGCCACCGGCTCTCTTGATGTGTGCCAAGTCTGAAGGATTCGTAAAGGATGCAGACGACAACTACTATAAGTTTAACCCTTTAGCAGACAATCTTGAAAACCTAACGGAGGATTATTACATTGATCAGTGTCAAGGTGCAGACCCAGATTGGATCTCGATATTCGTTCTTAACAACTACGGCTCACTTCGTGCAGGTAAAGTCGTATATAAAATGTATACAGACAAGGTGCACTTTTCGGATAAGCCTTATGAAGTGTCAAAAGGAATCCCGATTATTGTTGGGCTGGACACTGGTCTCACCCCTGCTGCTGCATTCATGCAGTTTACAAGTACGGGAGAACTGGTTGTATTTGACGAGCTGGTCTCCGAGGACTGCTCCATCCACGAATTTGCCTACGACATCCTTTGGCCCCATATCAGAAACAACTATAAGGGACATCGATTTGAGATGTATGTGGACCCGGAAAATAAACGTGGGCAGACAGACAAGAAGACTGCTAAGGACATCCTTATCAAAGCTGGACTACCTGTTGAACTTGGGAAAACCAATAACCTGGCACAGAGGTTTGAGTCGGTTGTGTTCTTCCTCAGAAAGCAAGGTGGATTTAGATTAACAGCTAATTGTCCTGTCCTCCGAAAAGGATTCATATCTGAATTCAAGTACGAGAAAGTATCGACTACCGTTCAAGGAACGAAATGGAAAGAGAAGCCCGAAAAGAATATCTACTCTCATATTCACGAGGCACTGCAGTATGGTGCCATGGAATTTGTGGAGGGCAAGATGTTCAGGAAGAACGTGGCACGACATCAATCACACACAAGCCCGGCTGATAGTGTGGCCGGTTACTAAGGATATAAAATGGCAACCACAGAAAAAACTGAGTTCGACTCAACTTTTGAGCAGATAAAGAATCAGGAAGCTCCGACGGATACAAGGGATAAAGCTTCAGCTGCCAATGCAGCTATTGGTGTCACGATGCAAAAGCACACCACGAATATCGGAACAGTCCTGCAATCAGAATGGAACGAAGCCGAGAGTGGAAAGATCTTTGACGAGCACCGACACCTCAGATCTTTACGACAATACCGTGGTCAGTATGACCCGGAGATCCTCAGAAAGATTCACCCGAACAGATCGAAGGCTAATATAAGGTTGACCAGAACGAAAGTTAAAACCTATGATGCCCGTATGATGGACATTAAGTTCCCGGCCAACAAAGACAACGACTGGACGATCGAGCCCACCCCTGTTCCAGAACTTGACCCTATGGTTATGAAGGACATAGCTGAGCAGTTCTATGAGCAGACCGGCACGATACCGACACCTGAGCAGGTTGAGTCTATCATACACGACCAGGCCACGGAGCAAGCCAGCCTGATGGAACGTGAGATATCCGACCAGTTAGCCGAGTTCGATTACAGATCAGTCATACGTGACGTGATACACTCCGGCCACATCTATGGCACGGGTGTCCTCAAAGGCCCGATGGTCAAAGAGGTTATAAGCAAACGTTGGCACAAGACCCAAGAAGGTTGGAAACAGATCAAGATCAAACGTCTGATACCTATTGCCCAGTTCGTTTCTATCTGGGATATATATCCAGACCAGAGTGCCAAAGAGCTTGACGATGCTCGTTACATCTGGCAGAAACATCTGTATCCAAAGAATGCTTTGTACAAGCTATCCCTCAGATCTGACTTTGATGGTGAGGCTATTCGGGATTACATGAAGTGCTATCCCCAGGGAAATGCAGAATACAAACAGTATGAATCTCACCTTCGTGAGATGAGCTCTAACACAAAGTCCGACGGTGACAATGCTCCACCCAAACGGGAGAAGTATGAGCTGCACGAACGTTGGGGTTTCCTCAAGGTCGAAGATGCAAAAGAATTGCTGCCAAACGTTCCAGAAGAAAAGTGGAATGAGATGGGTCCAGAAGTTGCAGTTAACATCTGGATGATCGACAGATATATAATCAAGGCAATCGTCTCACCGGTAGAGGGTGCAGAGATACCGTACTACTTCTATTACTTTGACAAAGACGAAACTGCCCTGCTTGGTGATGGCATACCTGAGATCATGAGAGATCCTCAGCAGATGTACAATGCCAGTATCCGAGCCATGATCGACAATGCAGCTATCTCAGCTGGTCCGATCATTGAAGCAAACATTGACTTACTGGCTGATGGTGAAGATCCTACCAAGCTGTTTCCATTCAGGGTATTCCAGAGAGTTGGTTCCGGGATCGAAGCCGGACAGCAAGCCATTAGGGTTACGAAGCTACCTTCTTATACGAATGAGTTTCTGGGCCTGGTGGACTTCTTTCAGTCAACAGCCGATGAGAGCACGACGATACCGAGAGCACTCTCAGGTGTTACGGACTCCGGCCAGACAGGTGCTGCCAAGACAGCCACCGGAATGTCGATGCTGATCGGTGCATCAAATATTACTTTGAAAGACCAGGTCCATTACATGGACGAAGGTGTGACAAAGAAGTTTATTCGAGCCATGTACTTTTGGAACATGGAATTCAATAACAAGGAATCAATCAAGGGAGACTTCAACATCGTAGCCCGTGGTTCCAAATCACTCATTGCCAAGGAAGTTAAGATGGAGCAGATCAATCAGTTCCTATCCTTGACGAACAACGACATTGACAATCAGTACATCAAACGGGACGTTCTGCTCAGAGAGCTGTCAGAGATCTTTGACCTCGACCAGCTTGGATTTGTGAGAACAGCAGACGAAGTCAAACAGAAACAGGATGCCGATGCTGAAGCTGAGAAACGTCAGCAGGATATGGCAATGGTTCTGGAAGCTATGAAGGCTGAGTCTTCAGGCCATGTACCAGATGCTGTTAAACGTACAGCTGAGATGTTTGACATTCAGTTACCGGGTGGTGCACAGGGAGTTAACCCACAACAGATCCAGGGAGGACAGCTTGGATAAACCGAAGGAAATTTTAAGACTCATCGGTGCTGCACCTACGGCTGACACCTACCTCAAGCTTGAGAGATTCATTACAGCTCGACTGGCTGAGATACAGGGACAGTATAAGTTGCAGACCGATATGGACGAAGTTAAAAGATTACAAGGTCGTGAACTTGAGTTGAACGATATGCTCAAGGGCATGACTCGAAGAACCCTGAGTGATCAACACACAGGTGGCTTCACAGGTTAAGGTACGGACCCCATTCTGGGATATCTAATCAACTTTAACACGGGACATCCACACGGACCCCAATAGGAGGCAATATGCCAAATTCACCGAACGAAGAAGTAAAAGCTATGGAGGATGTATTCTCCGAAATCGTAGACCTGTCAGATGAGGAACTTAAAAAGAAGGTCGAGGACGATGCTAAGAAACCTGCTGAGACTGGGGAGTCTAACAAAGAGCAGGCCCCTGAAGCTGATCCCAAACCTGCTGAAGAAGATCCCAAACCTGCTGAGGTTGACCCAGGAATCCTGGACACCAGCACATCAGAATCTGCAATACCGGCTAAGGTTGATGAACTTGAAGC